CGGCCTTCTCCCAGGCTGTCCTAGAAGCCTACCATAGACGCCAGCTCAGAACCGCTGGAGACCGTCTGATCCGTGAGTCTGCTGTCTCCACCCTCTCCGTCGATCAAATCGTCTCCAATGCCGAAGCAGGGCTCACCGTTGAGGCATCTAAAGAGGAGGTGCAATCGTCCAAGTCCGTTGTCAGCCGTTTCATCGACTCCACACAGGAAAGATTCTCGAGGCAGGGCCAGCTTTCCGGGATCACCTCGGGCTTCCACAGGCTCGACCAGATGACCGATGGATTCCAATACGGTGAGCTGGCCATCATTGCAGCCCGACCCAGCATCGGGAAGACAGCCATCGCCATCGCCATTGCCAAGGCAGCAGCCATCGACTCCCGGATACCGACGCTGTTCATCAGCCTGGAGATGTCTGACGAGTCCATCGTGCGCCGGATGGTCTCGACTATCGGAACCATACCCATGCAGGACATCAAGACCGGCCAGCTCGACCAGGGAGGAATGAAGGCAATGTCCAGTGCATCGGCTAAGATCGCAGGCAGCCCCATCCATTTTGTGTCTGGTTCATCTGTATCTAACATCGCAACGATCACCGCGGTGATACGCCGTGCTGTACGCAAGTGGGGTGTGAAGCTGGTACTGGTCGACTACCTGCAAAAGATCCACGGCAGTAGGGCTGCAGAGAAGAAAACGTATGAGATTGCAGAAGTTTCGGGCAGACTCAAAGGCGTGGCCTCTGATACCAAGACAGCCGTGGTTGCCTTAGCCCAGCTCAATCGAGAGTCCGAGAAGGACAAAGGCCGAGTGCCCCGTTTGACCGACTTGGCCGACTCCGGGCAGATTGAAAGGGATGCCGACTTAGTGCTACTGCTCAACCGTGAACGCCATGAGGCCCAAGGTGAGGCTGTGATCGCTATTGCCAAACAACGAGACGGTGAGTGCGGGTTGGTGCCTCTGTGGTACGACGGCCAGTACTGCCGCTTCACCGATCCACCCCCGATCTACTGATGAAAACCAAGTACGACCTAGACAGGACCAAATTGCTGCACGACAGCCCGAGGCTGGTGCAGTGGGCCATCAACAAGGGCCTGATGTCCTACCCGCTGAGCCAGAAGTTCCTGGCGGACGGTTCGCCCGACCCAAACATCGAGTCGACCGAGTACGTCCACCCGGACAAGTACACCCCGCAGTTCTGCCGGCGTGCCTACGATCTCCGGGAGCTCGGAATGACACTCAATGACTTGGCAAAAGCAATTGGAGTATCCCGCGGATCGGTGCCGTATATATTAGCAAAGGGTCACGAGGCTTTCCTTGAATCAGAACGAATCAAACACAACTCTAAATCAGAATGAATAACACAGAGGATCTGATAAAAGATCCATTCATCCACGCTCAACAACCAAACTCGGTGGTGCAGGAGCCAACCAAGGCAGGCACCCGCCCATCCATTCATGTCTCAATGTACGCCTACGGTGGCATCAGTGCCGCCTGCATGATGTCCTGGGTCGACCTGACGGCCACGTTCGCCCGCTCAGACAGGCAGACCGATCTGCGCACCATCCGGGAGGATGCACTGATCAGCCGCTCCCGTTGCCGCGCCACCAAGTGGTTCCTAGACTCGGGCAAAGATGTGTGGGTCCAATTGGACCACGACATCGAGTTCACTGCAGCCGATGTCGTCCGCATGGCCGAGCTAGCCCATGAACACCAGGCAACGGTATGCATCCCCTACTCCTGCCGGTCGCTCCCGGCCCGACCAGCCCTGCGCCCGAAGGTGGAGCACCTGCAGGCCCTGAAACACCAGGTGAATGATGCCGAGTGCGCATCCGAGCTTGTTCCTGTCACGATGTTCGCATCGGGATGCCTCGCAATCACTCGAGGTTGCCTTATGAGCGCACTTGATTGCTTGGGAGGGTCAGGAGTGCAGAACCCTTATCGGATCGACTGGTGCGACGATGTGAGGGTCGAGCGCTTCCCGACCCTGTGGATGCCGTTCGCCATGGAGTCCATGCCCGGTAAACTCGAGTACCTCAGTGAGGATTACGCCGCCGCGGTCAGGCTGACCCTGGCCGGAGTGAAGCACTATTCCATGAAGCCCAAGAAACAGCTCAACCACTGGGGAGAGTTTCCCTTTAGCTTTGCGCCTTATGCCGGGTAAGAAGACCAGAGCATCGCTGAATGATGTGGCGGCAAAGGCTGGTACAGACAGAAACCGCGTAACATGGGCACTGCGTGATGACCCCAAGCTGCCCAAGGAGTTCAAGGACAAGATCAAGAAGGCCGCAGAAGAGGTTGGTTACGTCAAGCCACCGGCCAACCAGCACCCAAACTCTAAGCTAGACCAAGACAAGGCTGACAAGATTGTGGAGGGTATCGTGGCCAACAAGTCACTTGCCACCATTGCTTCAGAGACAGGGTTGAGCGAGCACACCGCCTTCAAGTACATCAGAGGAGTCAAGGTGCCGGTGGATTATCCAGAGAATGAGGAAGACTGGCGGAAAGACGTCACAGGGTTCCTGGAGGTCGCAATCTGGAAAGGAACGAGGCGATTGGCTCAAGAATCAATGGCTTTCATTGATGACCGTAGCTTACCCGTATCAGTAGCCGTGCTAACAGACAAGCTGGCTACGATCAAAGGCCAGCCCACCAGCATCCACCTCGCCATGACCGCCTCTGTGAGCCACCGCGACCTGATGAAGGACCTGAAAGAACGCGACGTGACACCCGTGAACGACGAGCAGATCCCGGACGGTGCTAACCTCTGAACTTAACCAATGGTTCGATTCGGTTAGCACCGGAAACCCAATGTTTACTGGGGTTTCAAGCCATTCCAATGCCCAGTGCTAACGTCAGTGCTAACAAACGGTTCGATTCAACCCATCCTACCCCCACCGCTAAGGCCGGCACCAAGCAGCCCCAGGCAGATGGGGGGAGGGGGTCGGGCAATCCGCGGCGACGCTAAAAGTCGACGGGTTCTCTAAAACGAAAAATTTTAACAAACACCCACCCACACACAGCCTTCAGTCCTCCTCTGTCCTCTTCTGTAAAGTGAGTGGAATCCCCCCTATGTCACACCCCCTCTGCCTCACCTGCTCCAAGCCCTTCGAGATCATCAAGGTCCGCGAAGGCCCCAAGCAGAAGCGCTTCTGCACCGAGGCCTGCAACACCGCCTGGTGGAACGAGCAGCCGTTGCACCCCGTCATCCCCCGGGTCGACGCCTCGCACCCCCGGGCACTCGAGCTGAAGCAGAAGCGCACGCAGCTCGTGCTGCTCGAGAAGGCCGACCCCTACACCTACGGCTTCATCCCGGACCACTGGGAGATCGCCAACACCGAGTTCCAGGCCACCCAGGAGCTGCTGGTGAGTGGCGGCAACCGCGCCGGTAAAACCCTCTGGGCCGCACGCCGCGTGGTGCAAACCCTCCTCGAGAAGGAAAACGCATCTGTCCTCTGCTGCCACACAAGCCACGCCACCTCGGTCACCGTGCAGCAGCCCGCCATCTACAACTACCTGCCCGTAGCACTCCGGGCCACCAAGAAGGGCCGTATTCACTACCTGAACTACAGCCGCAAGAATGGCTTCACCGACGGCTCATTCATCCTGCCTAATGGCTCCCGGTGCGACTTCCTGAACTACACGCAATCCGAGAACACCATCGAAGGCCGCGAGGCTGACTTGATTTGGTGCGACGAGCTGGTCCCCCAATCCTGGGTGGACACACTCCGCTACCGTCTGATCACCCGCCGCGGCAAACTCCTGGTCACCCAGACACCCCTCGAGGGCGTGGCCAGTGTCTACAAGGAGTTCACCGCCGGCTCCTCAATCTCCGCTTTCCACGACGCCGAGCTCATCAAGGGCAAGCAAGCCCTGCCCACCTGGCCCCTTGGCAAGGCCGCCCGCACCATGGTGCAGCCCCAGACCAACCGGCGAACCGTGTTCTTCTTCAGTGAAGACAACCCGTACAACCCATTCGACGAGATGAAGAGCAAGCTGGTCACCTCGCCTATGGGGCAGATCCTGACCCGGGCCTACGGCTGGGCCTCGGACAACATCGGTCGGGCCTTCGCCCGTTTCCGCCCGGATATCCACTGCATCCCAGCCTCCAAAGTACCCCCGGGCGGCACCCTGTACATGGTCTGCGACCCTGCGGGCGCCCGGAATTGGTTCTGTTTGTGGTTGTTGGTCTACGAGGACGGCAAGCGGGTTGTGGTGCGGGAGTTCCCGGACTTCAGCAACTACGGCGAGTGGGCCCTGCCAAGCGAAAAGCCCGACGGCAAGCTCGGGCCTGCGCAGACATTGGATGCCGGGCGGTCGATATCCGAGTACCGTAACCTATTCAGGACCATTGAGGCCGAGCTCGGTTACGGCGAGCCTGTGATGCGCCTGATCGACCCCAAGGCCGGCGGTTCCCCCGCACTCTCCGAGGCCGGTGGCACGACCCTGATCGACCTCCTGGCCGAGTCCGACAACCCCCAGGACGAGCCCATGGCATTCGTACCCGCACCCGGCGTGCCCGTCGACCAGCGCACCAGCGCCATCAACAGCCTCCTCTCCTACGACGCCACCCAGCCCCTAACCCCGCTCAACGAGCCCTCGCTCTACATCACCGACGACTGCGTCAACCTCACCTACGCACTCTCCGAGCACACCGGGCGCGACGGGCAGAAGGGCGCGACCAAGGACCCCATCGACTGCCTGGGGATGCTATTGGTCTCCGGTCTTGCCTTCGTAGGCCATGGGGGCTTTGATTGCCGCGGCGGCGGTGGATACTAACAAAAGACACTATGCAAGGAGATTCCTACAAGCAGGCAACCGACGTGATGGCACGGGTCGGCGACGAGCCCAATGTCAGCGCACTGACCGAGGAGCTGCGGCGTTCGGCCACCGACTACGGCGTGTTCGCCCGTGTCGAGAATGCCGAGAATGTGCGCTACTGCCGCTGGCCTGGGCAGACCGACGACGGCAAGAAGTGGAATGATGCCAACCGCAACAAGCCGGCCTTCCCCTGGGACGGAGCCTCCGACACGCGCATCCCGCTGGCCGACGAGGTGATAAACGGCCTTGTGGACCTCTGCAGCACCTCCTTCTGGCGCTCGATGCTCCGCGTCAGCCCCACCAACATCAGCCAGCTTGATCAGGCCGTCACCGCGCACAACCTGATGGACTGGACGGTCAATGCGAAGATGTACAATGACCTCACCCGCGAGGTCGAGCTGCTCTCCCAGTACCTCTGGACCTACGGCTGGGCCGGAGTCCACGTCACCTGGCAGCAGGAGATGGGTCAGAAGGAGCAGTACCTGACCATGGACCAGATCATGGCTCTGGCCGCCCAGTCCCCACAGGACTCCATCCTGGCCGACCTGCCCAACCTCATCGCCAATCCAGAGGCCGACGACCAATCCGCGGAGCTCCTCCTCTCGGCCTTCCCCAACTTGCGTAAGCGCCGGGCCCTCAAGGCCATCCGCGACCTACGCACCGAGGGCGAGTGCGACTTCCCCATCCCGACCATGGTCACCAACAAGCCCATGGTGGCAGCCCTCGCACCCTACGACGAGCTGGTCTTCCCGCCCGAGACCACCGACATCCAGTCCGCCCGGGTGGTGTTCCGCCGGTTCTACATGACCGAGGCCGAGCTCCTAAACAAGGTCGAGACCGAGGGCTGGGACGCCGAGTGGGCTCAGGAGGCGATCAACAC